TTGCCGCAATCACCCCGGCACACAAATCTTCACGAGTGTTGCCAAACGGCTCTACAAGATAAAACGCTTTCCAATCTTGGAATTCTTGTGCCGTCATTCGGCTTTGCAATTCGGCAACCGTGCAACCGCCAATTGCAAGGGTTAGTTTGTGCCAAAACCGTTTGTTTCCCCATTCGGAAAATTTGCGGCCGCTTCTTCTAACCCTTCTTCGGTATCGTCATTGATGCCGGATAGGGCCATAATTGCATCAACAACCCGTTCTAACCCCTTTGCCGGCAACTTGCCAAGTGCCGCAATTTCGGCCGCATTGTTTTTGTACATCGGCGTGCCATCTTCGTTGATCAAGCCCATCACCGCGATTTTGGCACGCGCGTTTTGTAAGTGCAACTCTTGTTGCATATTCTTGCCCGATCCGCGCATTGTGAGCAACGATGCTTCATATGCATCACGCTCGTTGCCCATCAACTCCCGAACCATCACTTGTGGCACTTCACCGGCCGGCATATCCGGGGTTGCCCATTCCGGCACATCAACGATTTGCGTACGCAATTGGACGGTATCAAGTTGCTTCCGTGAAATAAGCGCCATTGTTGCCCCCTTTAACCCATTATGCTAGAACCGGTTGCCCCGCAACTTTGATCGTTACCGATGCCGACAACTTATCATCAAAGGGGCTTGCCGGTTCAAACCCCGTAACAATGCCGTCAAACGTCCAAGTTGTACCGCCGGCATCGGGGAAAGTTAACACAAATTCGGAAATTGCCGTATCATCGGAAAAATCCGAAAGCAAGCCGGTTGCCAAGCTTGCGTTGTGAGTTGAGTTGAAGGGCATAAAGTTCAAATCAAGTGATACTTCACCCCCATCTTTCAACCCTTTGATGAATTCACGCCACATATTCGGGGATTTGTGATGTGTTGCTTCAAGCGTATCACGAGCAAGCCCCGGCCCCCCGATGTTTGTTACTTCGGCAATTTCAACCCCGTCTTTGGTTAGGGTTGCGCCAAATGCGTTAACGGCTTGTGTCATTGCGGTATGCTCCTTGTGCTAACCCATTGCGGGGGGTTGCTATGCTTGGCTTTCCCAAACGGCAACTTTAACGGCGGCATTGTTGCTTTCAAAGTATAGATTGCCGTCGGTTTGCCGAAACCCATCACGCTTGATCGTGAACACGGCGTGTTCACCGGCTTGCATCGTGTATGGCCCAATATCACCGGATCGGTTCATCTTGTCGGCAACGCTTGAAATCAAGATGGTATATGGGTTTGTCGGATCGCTATTAAGTGCCATCAACGTTAGTTCACCGGCATCACCGAACGATGTTTGATTGCCATTGGCCCCGGCCGATCCGCTCGTTGCCACAAATACCACATCGGCACTATTGGCGGTAACGGGCAACGTCGGATATGCCGCAATCAACGCGGTTTTGTTGATGTTTGTGCGTGCCATTGTGTTAGCTCCTTCACGTGTAAAGAGTATCGGCTATTTTCAAGATATTGCGCCGCGTTGTAATGCGGTAAAAAGCCCCTAAGCTATGACAACCCCTTACACTCATTTTTTGCCGTTGCGATTTGGCTTTGTGATGCCGAATGTGTAAGGGCCGCTACCATCACCGCATCTTTCTACCAATCCGACACTTCACCCGGCTTGCCGGCCGGCCCATCAACACAACGGGGCCGCAACCAAGCCCCCGGCCGGGGCAATCTACGCTTGGGGCCGATACCATAACATCAAATCAACGTTGCGTTTGTACGCAAACGTGATTGGATCATAGTCGTCAATATCATTGGCAAGCGTGATGCCGGATACATACACGTCACCCATCATACCGGCAAACCCGACAAACGCCGCAATCAATTGTTCACGTACGGCATCGGCACTCATTGCGGTTTTGCCGTTGATGGTAAATTGAAACCGCGCTTGCTCCAATAGACTATCACCCGAATGTGAACCGGCCCTTTGCCCGATAGAAATCCGTTGAAACAAAATGTACGGGTACGTAGGGTTTTGGGGGCTTGTCACCGGATAGAACCGGTTAGCACACAACGCCGTCAACCCGGCCGATGCTTGATAATGGGCAACCAAACCCGTCAAGATGGTCATATGGCCCCCGGCCCCGCCGTGAACCGTGTGAAGCGTTCACGATCATATACGTATACCCCGATCGCTCCGGATCGATCATACGCGTACGTTATAGAACGTTTCACACGCTTCACATCAAATCAAGCTCATTAAAACATCGTGAAGACTATCACGCATTTCTTGCAACGCTTCTTCACGTTTGTTATCGTATGCCGGCCGCAAGTAGGGTTGCGCGGGTTGATGGTATGTGCGGCCCAATGCATCGGTATCGTTGTAGCCAAATTCAACACGAGCGGCATAGATCACGTTTGTGCCGGTTGCCCCTTCACAATAATCATCACGGCTTTCAACAATTTCGGGGTGTATAGAACGGCGCAAGTTGCCCGATTTGTGCGGGGCTTTTTCGATTGCTTCATTTTGGATTGGTAACAACCCCGCGTTCACGGCCGCTTTCAATGTTGATGCTTGGGAAAGCTTGTCAAGCTTTTTGAAAGCCGTGTGCAACTCTTTCGGGTTTTTGATCCACATTTTCGGGGGCATTATGAAACCCGTTGTGCCGTCAAGTATGTTGCCGTGTTCATATCATCGTGCGCAACCCGCAAAATATCATACACAAGGAAATCAACGTTTGCTTGATCGGTTTGCTTGATTGTAGGGAAAAACCCATTCAACCCAATGATCCATTGGTTGATTTCCGTTACTTGCACGCGTGATCGGGTTTCGGTACCCCCCGATGGTTGCACATAGCACGGTATTGCCATCAAATCGGGGTTGTCAACCCAAATATCTATTGGTTGATTTGCGGCATCTTGGGATTGCTCCAAATTGCCGATAGAACAAAGTGAAGGGTAAAAGTTGACAATATCACGCATCATCAACGGGTGAATGATGGTTTCTTCATCTAATTTCATAGCGATGAACGCCGTATATCGTTCAAAATCACATCTTCAAGCGTGTTTTGATCAACAACCCATTCGGCAATATCAAAGCCGGTTTCATCGGTTGCCGCATCTTGGGCCGCTTGTTCGTCTTTCACTTCATCACGCAAGGCTTTGGCTTGTGCGCGGAATTCGGCCGCAAGCGCGGCCCCATTCGTTGACAAGCCCATATTGGTAATAACTTTCAAGATATACGCTTGCCGTGATGCAACGACCATAAACACACGAGCGCAAGCAAGCTTGATATGCACTTCTTGATCGATGAACGCTTGCAATTCTTCATCTTGAAAGATGGGGTTGCCCGTATCATCGCCAAACGTGTTCAACCGTACTTTGCCCACATCGGTTGTTAGGTCGTAAGATACCGTCATTGCTTCTTGCTCGTTTCCGATTTGGGTTTGTCGGCACGTGCCGCCGTGCTTGCTCGTTGCGTCAATTGCTTCATTGTGTCATTCAATGCACGCAATTCTTCAAGCACGGCGGCAAGATACACATCGGTGATTGATACCGGTTGTGGCAACCGCCGGTTCACTTCTTGGCTTCTTCGGCCGATGCTTTGGTTGTGGTTGAAGCCGTTGACGATGCCGGGGCCGGCTTGCCGGCGGCTTTGGCGCGCAATTCTTCAACTTCATCGGCCGGCAACGAAACCATAGCCGGGGTTTGTTCGGCTTCAATTTCTTTTTCAACCGCGCGTTGTAGCCGCGTCATTTGCGCGATTGCTTTTGACAATTCTTCGTTGATAGCGGTTAGGTTTGCCATCGTGATTGCTCCTTGTGTGTTATATATGCGCGGTTTCAAGATTTGGGGCCGGTTGCCGGGGGCTTAGGGGGCAACCGGCCCCATCTTGCCCATTGGGGGCTTGTTTACGTGCCGTCACCCTCGGAAGCGGCCGACGCAATCGGATCAACGATTGAACCCCCGAAAACGTGCCGTACTTTGTAATCAATCCCATCGTTGTCAAAATCGCCTTGCATCGGATCGATCAACGATGCACCCCCGCCGACACGTACGGCATTGGGGCTTTTCATAAAGATTTGGGGGGTTTCGTATCCGGCAAGAAAGCCGATTTCAAGCAACGGCCGGCCGGTTGATGCGGCCGCGTGAAGATACCAAGCCGTGTTGCCGTTCGTTGTGTTGATCAACGATAGATACGGGTTGACAACGAGCGTCACCCGATTTTTCATCCAATTGTTCGTTACAAGTCGTTGCGTGTCGGTTGATGCACCAAGCTCCAATTGGGTAGCGTTCAAAATGTTGTTTGCGATGATTTCAAGGGCCGGCGGCACTTCAAGCACAACCGCTTCAATCAAGATTGGGTTGCCTTGCGCATCAACTTGACGGTTCAACACGGTGAACCCATCTTGCAAGCCGGTGATTGAAAGCGCGGGGTTGTTGCTTGCGGCCCCGTTTGCGGTGATGATTTGGTTTTTGTTCCCTACGGTGTAAACGCTTGCCGATGGGCCGGTTGAAGAAACATACAACGACGTGGCAAAGTATTGTTCGCTCCGAACGGCGGCACGACCAAACCGGATTGGTGCATCTTTCAACCGGTTTTGCACGTCGTTCACCATCACTTCCCAAGAGAAGGGCATACGGCGGCCGTACTTTTGCACTTTGTACGTAAACGGGTTGATTTCATCGATGAACGCCGCTTTGTATTCTTCAAGCTCGTGAACAACGTCAAGCCGGGTATCACCCCCAAACGGATCATACCCCCGTTCAACCGAACGGAAATCCGGCACGGTTGCAACGCGCGCAATGGTACGCCACGTTGCCGGCCATTCACGGTACGATCCAAGGGTTTGACGATCGATCACGACGCCAAAGAGCAACGGGAAATCACTTGTTGTCATTGCTTCAATCAAGTGATGCCGGGGCCGTTTGCCCGTATAGATTTGGTGCAAGAACTTCACCGTTTCGTACAACTTGCGATCAAGCCGATCGCGTTGATGCTTGTTGTAATTGGCCCCCAATTCAACAAGCCGAAACCCTTCACGCGCGTATAGTGCCGAAACCGATGCATCACGCGCGGCAAAGGTATCAATTAGATCTAAGAATTCCATTGCGTTGCTCCTTGTTGCTTTGCGCGGTTTTGGTTCACTTTACGCGCGCTTGCTATCGTTTGGTAGGGTTAGTACCCCAAAATCACCCGGATCGTTGCCGTGCCGCCGCTTGTTACCGTTTCATCGGCATACCCAAACCGTACCCCGGTTGCTTT